CTGTTGAAATGTGTATGAAGCGCTCGATCTTTCCATATCTCCTGGCACATTCAAGCAGTGTATGAGTTCCAACCACATTATCATTCGTGTATTGTAGTGAATCCTCAAACGAGTTTTGGACATGTGATTGTGCTGCAAAGTGAATAACAGTGTCGATGGAATAGCATTCCAAAACATGTCGCACTAAATCAAATGAACACAAATTCCCCTTGATCAGCTTGTATCTGGGCGAGTTTCGTATATACTCATTGACATTGGTCTCATTGGCACAGTAATACATGGCATCGAAATTCACTATATTACATGTTGATGTTTGAAAAAAGTTGTTTATAAAATTGGATCCAATGAATCCACAACCTCCAGTAATTAATAAGTTTTTCATTGTAAACATATTAATTCAATTCGTTTAATTTGATATTTCGTGATAAATATTATCGGTTGGAAGCCATCTGTTTCAAAACATCGCGAACAGAATCCTTGATATTCTTGACCCCGTTATTTGTCAAGCATTCCAGTACACTTGTATCGAGACAGTTGTTGGAACGCTTGGAAGCGAGAATTTGGTTTTGCTCTTCAATTGTGAAATTGTTCCATGTGAACGACGGATCAACAATCTCCTTGTACATTGTCAAGATTTCATTATGTGTTATGAGTCCCGGGTTGGTCAAATTGACTGTGCCAACCTTATTTTGTAGTGCTAATTGTATCATAATCGGCAACAGTTCATTCAAAACGGTCATTGAATTCGGGATAGAACACACCTTAGCATAATTTGTGATCTTGGTTATAAAATTACGATCATTAAATTCATCCGTGATCGGCATTCGAATTCGGACATTGAGGGTTGAACCATCGTTCAGCAAATGCATCAACTGATCCGTATATCCCTTGACGATCGAATAAGAAGACCCAAAGAAATTTGGTTTGTCGGTCTCTAGAAATCCGGTGGTTTTGTCGCCAAACAAGTGCTGTTCGTCGTCGTAATCAAAAATGCATCCTGTTCCCAAGTATGTGAAGTGGATGTTTTTCTGCTTGCATATGTCCGCCAAGAGGATGGGGGCAAACAAATTGTCGCGCACATTTTCAACTAGTTTTCCAGGCTTTTCTAGATAATCGATTGTTCCTATCTTCACGCCTTCGCATGTGCCATGTGTTCGCCCAATGAAACTCATTACATGGGTTATTCCATCGTTCTTCTCAATTTCTGCAATAACTGCCTGCTGGTCGTCTGCTCTGCACTCCGCCTTGAAAACGGGAATTTCTTGGCTTGCCAACAGATTGACAACTTTATTGCCAATCCAACCATTTCCACCAAATACAAGCACCTTAAATGACATTTTATTATTTCGCAGGCATCGTTTAAATTGTTATTTGTTTACATGGTATATTTGCGCGCCTTCTTTTTGCTCATTAATCGATCCATTTTGTATTCGTATTCTTCTATAGTATAATTTGCTGGTATGTGCGCTACATTTGGACCTATGAATGAGTTAATTTCGTGTGCCATATTAACTCCAAGATAATACACCAAATGATTGTATATGATTTGATGCATTTATAATAAATGGATATTTTAATCCACCTTTTTTAAAAGCGAAGCAAGAGCCAAACGCAAGTAGAATTATTAAAAATTATACAATCATCTTTATCTGTTATATGCATTGCAATTTGCTTCCGATTCGTTTGAAATAAAAATTGTTATACATTACATTTGTGTCTAGAACTTTCGCCAATGATTTGTCTGACATTTTGAGTTTCTTGATGCATTCAAACTTACAAACAAACTCGCATATCAAGGTGTTGTTTGCATCATATTGTCCAACCCCATCTTTATACAGTAATGGTTCGCCGTGCTTTTCTATAAAATCATCTTTCAACTCATCGGAACACTTCTCATACAACATATAATAATGCCCGTTTGTTTGCGTTTCAAATTTCACAGGATTGTCAAGTGCGGAGGATGATTCGTAACCATTGTTTTTTGCAGCAGTTTTTCGGTCAATATACACATTCAATATTTCACTCTTGTCGGAAGTAAGTTTTGCAATATACCCTACATTTTGAGCATATGTTTGCTTAGTCGGTTGGATGTTTGTGAGAATTGTAGGGTCGGCATCTCGATCCACAAATGCCCAGCGATGACCATGGTACACAGTGTTTTCGTTAACAGCCTTTACTATACTCGGTCGCTTCAACTTAAAATTGGTTTCCTTGATACATTCTGCAATTGATTCATATACCTTTGTCAATGTCATGGTTTCTGGATTGATTTGTTGCAATCTCCGTCCCAGTGTCACTAACGGTTGATTGAATACCGTTGCTGTTTTTACTTGAGGGGCGTTCAACTTTTCCAATATTTCCTTATTGGTTCTCTCTAAGTTCTTGATTATAGAGATCATTTCTTGTTGTCCCTTCAGCAAGAGCTGAATCGTTGCCTCATAATGATGTGATATAGTTTCATTTGTTGGTTGCTTTGAAGAAGTAACTGCTTGCAGCAAAGTATCAATACTTGCTTGCATTTTATCAAAATCGTATTCGTTGAATTTCTTAATGTTATCGTTTATGATGTTCAATATCATTTTGTATGTGAGAGACTTTCCGACCAAAAACAGTTCGCGTTCATTTTCGTGACCCGGCAAATCAAGCACACGGTTTTTGTAAATTTGTTCGTGATTATGTATATACGATTCAAAGTCCTTGCTTCGTTTTGCTGCAAAACAATCTAATAACAAACATTCGTCATACTTTGACTTGTGCTCATTGTAGCGATTTTGAACACCAATTCGGCTTTCTCCGATTTTCAATACATATGTTCCGTTGGGATGTGTCTTGACCTTTATAATATAGACGATTGGTCCACTTGATGCAAAATCACGTAATAAGTTCTTCTCTCGGTCTCGTTGAACTTTTGCATCAAGGTCCTTCTTATTCATCTCTTCAATTTGCGTGATTTTATTGTTTGCTTGTTGGGTTTCATTCTTTGCTTGTTCAAGTTGCAATTTTAATTCATCACTTTCTTCTTGGACGACTTGATGGATAATCTCTTCCATCTTCAAATAATAATCATGGATTTCATCGGCCTTTTTCGTTCCGGCTTTCAAGCAAAATGATTTGAAGGTTTTCACTGTCATCATAATCGTCTCTTTGTTATGTCCTCCGTGTGATTTTGTTGCTTTAGAACATTCTAAAGCAAGAATCTTTGATTTTTGCTTAACTTGAAAGTTAAGCAATATTTTATAATCAATATCAATTGTGAATTGCTTCTCTAACAAATACTTTGCAGGTGCTTTCTGACTAAACCCTAACCATTTCCAAATATTATCCAAGTCAATCACAAAATCATTCTTCTGGTCACAGTTCAAATAACAATAAAAACTTGATACAAACAATTGTTGTTCAAAATCTGTGAAACCCTCTTGGATCTTTGTTAGCAACTTACCATTGTATGAGCTTGATAACTTGGTTATCGGATTGTTCTCTATGAGTTCAACAATGTTGAGTGAAGCGTCCATTATAATTAATATTTGTATAAGTCTTTATATTGTATTTTACCATATTGTTTTTGTTTTTAAAAGTAAAAGCTATAGTTTTTATTTGAATATTGCTCTCGAAGGTTCGAGAGCAAGATTTTTGTGATCATACTCGTGTCAAATTATTGCATTGTTTTTCGGGTTGATAGTTGGCAAAGCGAACCCATTTAGATTTTTAACACCATATTTTATTATGGTGTTAAATTATTTTAATAAAAATATAAATATAAGACCATGTATGGTCTTTAATTGGAATATGCTAATCCGCCCATGCCCGACATGATGCGGAGAACATTGTAGTTCACGGCATAGACACGAACCTTGGCCGTCTTGGTTCCCTCAACGGTGGCGTTGGAGAGAACAAGCTGGAGGGTGGCATTGTCAATGCGCGAGAAGTTGCACGTCCCGCTCGGTTGGTGCTCCTCGGGCCTGAGCGCGAAGGAGTACACATTGATACCCTCGTCGGGGCACCTGGTGTGCGACTGGTACGGCTGAACCCACGAGAAGTAAGATCCCTCACGCTCAGAGAAGCGGTCCTGGCCGTTGAGCTGGAGCTTCGCCGTGACGACGGGGTTGGAGCCCCAGCAGTGGAGGTCAAGGGAGGTCTCGGAGAGCACGAAGGTGCCGGCATCGGAAACGCCAGAGTTCATCGTACCATCAAGTTGGGGCTGGCTGTAAGGGTCCTCAGCACTGTTCCAGTACCCAGTAAGATTCTGCACATTGAGCGCACCAGCATCGTGGAAGAGGCCGTTCGAGTCAATGTACGCGTTGGTAGTAATACCACTGTATCCGCCAGCAACTCCGGCGGCGCTGCCGAAAGCGTGGATGGCATTCGGGAGAGCATCAATGGCATCAGTGTAGTTGAAGGGCTGGGCTCCAAGGACCTTGAAGAGGAGAGAATCGCAAGTCAGAGACGAGCAGTAATCAACATTCTGATCGGGCTGGACGATCCAGATAAGCTCCTTCACGGGGTGGTTGAAGTTGAGCTTGATCTTGTTGGAAGAGGACCCAACGGACTCGTCACCAGTGAACTGGAGCTGAGTGATGAGGTACTCGTGGGGGTTCTGGGCCATGCGGCGGCGCTCATCCGTGTCGAGGAAGACATAGTCGACATAGAGAGACGCTGCAACAAGGGACTGGTTGTACGCAATCGTGGCGGCGGCAGGGGCTCCAGTGCCAGACTGGCCGGCGCAGTTCAGCGTGGTAACCGCCCAGAGGCACTCGTCAATGGGCCTGATGTCAAGGTTGATCTTGACCTCGTGGTACTGAAGAGCGAT